CAATTCATAAATGGTTATATGGAAAAAGTTTACCTTCAGCAAAAAAGATGTTGGCGGTTTTTACGTTTACCAAAGGCAAGGTCAACTTATCAGATTGGAAAATGTAATGGGTAAATTCTCCAGAGATAAAGGTTATCGAACCGAAAATAATTTAAGAAAACAAGCGTTACTGCATGAAAATATTGAAGCTATAAGAGTTCCGCTTAGTGGCGGTGGTTCAATTAAGGGTGACATAATCATCAACAAAATTGGCGGTGAGAAGTGGGTTCTTGAGGTTAAATGTAGGGCTGATGGATTTAAGAATATCTATAAATGGATTGAGGGCAATGATGCTTTGGTTTTAAAAGCTGACAACCAAAAAGCAATGGTGGTTTTAGACTTTGATGATTTTATGGAATTAGTGGCAGGGAACGAATGATAGTGACTTTACTGGACTATGAAATGTCGCAAGGAGCAAACACAGGCTCACTCAGACATATCGGGGCTATCAAAAGAGGTTACAAAAATAAGACAAATTTAGTTTCAAGTTGGAACTCACATATTGAAGGGGCTTTGGGTGAAATAGCAGTTTCCAAAGCAATGGGTAAATATTGGGGTGGATCGGTGAACACATTCAAAAAGGGTGGCGATATTGATTCAACCGAGTGGGAAGTTAGAACGAGAAGCAAAGAAGGTTATGATTTAATTCTAAGAGATGATGATCCGAAAGATCGGATTTATTTCTTGGTTGTGGGAGTTTGTCCAAACTATGAGATTAAAGGTTGGATAAAAGGTGGCGAAGGGATGAAAAGTTCTTTTGCTAATAATTATGGGGATTTTGGGAAAGCTTATTTTGTTCCTGAAGGCTCATTAAATAAAATCGAACAATTGGGAGAAAGTTTATGAGTATAGAGGCTTTAAGTTGGGCAATGAAACAGAGCGTTGGAGATCCAGTTCCGAAGTTTATTTTGGTTATAATATCAGATTTATATAATGATAAATTTGGTTATTCATTCCCTTCACAAGAGTATATTGCCGAGAGGGCTAATTGCTCAATTAGGACAGTTCAACGTCACATGGATATATTAATTGAAGGTGGGTTTCTTGCCATTGAAAAGAAGCCAAATCAGGTTAATAAATACACCATTCCTGCATTAGAAAATGGAAGCGACAATCAGACATTAAACGAAAATGGATGCGACAACCAGACCGATGGACACGACAACGTTGTCACACGATCTCTTAATACCTCTTATTCTGTATCTATACTAGATACAGGCATAAATGCCACCAAAACGTATGGAGATATAGTTTATCAAGATGATTTAAAGTGGTTAGGAAATCAAGATATTGGGGTGAAGTATGTAAGACCATTTATAGGGAAACTTAGAGGTATCATAAAAGGTAAATCAAGGCTGACAAATGAAGAGGTTTACAAAGAATTACATAAGCTATTTGAAGAGGTTCAACTTTACCCAAAAGGTGATTTGAAAAGCTATTTGATAAAAGCGAGTGAGGGTATACATGATCGATTAAATAAACCAAAGATTAAGGTTTTGTCAGAAGCCCAACAAAGTATGATTCAAAGTATTGTTGATCAGGTTTATAAGAAAAAGAACATGCCTCATTTTGCAGGGATTGATTTTCATAAACTTAGAACTCGTTGTGAGGAAGCAATGCTGAATAATAAAATTAATGATGTGATGTTGGAGTTTGATATTAAATGAGTAAAAAGAAACTCCCAACGATAAAAGAAGAAAGAGTTCTTCCAACACCAGAGTTTTTAAAAAAGCATGAGGTAATTGAAAAGCCAACCAATAGAGCGGGAGAAAAGTTATTATATGTTACTGATCAATTATGGATTGATACTTATTTTAAGAAGAAGGTTATTAGTTACGATCAATACCGCACAGCTCAGAGGTTATTATCTTTGTATATGTCTTCTGGCAGAAACCAAAAGGTAACAGCCGACTTGAGTGATAGGATTAGAGGTGATAATTCTCAGAATGGGAATGATAGTTCAGAAGTGGCGTTGATGGATTTTATTAAGTTATCAAGGAAGATGGGCAAAAGGAGCTTTAGCTGTGTGCAGGATGTTGTGATACATAATCTGTCAGCGAAAGAGTGGGCAATAAAAAACAGCCGAAACGTTAAAGCTTCAGCTGAGATATTTAGATTAAGTTTAGACGATCTAGATGATGCGTTTAAATGATATTAGACAAAAACGATTAAAGCGAAGTAAGCAAAACCAAACATGGCAAAAAGGGCGGTTAATTCTAAAACGCAAGTTAAAAGGTATTTCATAGATATCTCCAATATGTAATTACTTTATAGTTATATATTGGCATATATAGGAATTAATGTAAATACATATTGCACATAAGACCTTTGTGTAGTAGGTTATGTATAAGATCAGATGAATAGACACAATATGTAGCTTGAGGATAATTTCTTCAGGCTTTTTTTATGGGTGCAGTATGAATAGAAAATACACAGAAAAAGAATGGATGGAGTTCTTAAAGAGAATTGGCGAAGGTCGATCAGCTAGAGATGTATGCGGTAATGATAAGGATATGCCGAGTTGGCGGTTAGTATCTGACAAGCTGAATGGACAAGAAGGATTTGCACAGAAGTATTCATTGGCTATGGAAAATAGAGGGCAAGTCTACGCTGATAAGATCACAGATATTATGCAGGGTATGTTGGATGGGGAAATAGATTACAACTCAGCTAGAGTGGCTATAGATGCGTTGAAGTGGCAATCAAGTAAGCTTGCACCAAAGAAATATGGCGATGTTCACAGGATGGAAGTTAAGCATGAGGCAAGTTATTTAGATGCGTTGAGGGAAGTTAGTAAGGTGGTGGATGGTGAGGAAACCTCTTTGCCTAACACGATACGCAGGCGTGAGGCAGAAGAAAATAAAGACACAATTCAATAGGTCGTTAGATAACGAACCTGACTATTAACAGCTGTGATCATTAGTGGATATAGCTTTAGATTTATATTAGCCACAATATTAGCCACTCATATGTTTAGATATTAATATTTGATAGGAAATAATATTATATACCCCCCCCCTTAAAGATCGCAGGGGTAGGTGTTGTTCTACCATTTTCTCTCTCAACCCGAGTTCATTATGACCAACGCAACAGAAACCCTATTAAAATTACACAACGATCCAGTTCTATTCGTAGAAACTGTATTGAAGGCTACCCCCCAAAAATGGCAACGTGAAGCGTTAATCGCCATAAGGGATAATGATAAGATAGCCATCAAATCGGGTCATGGTGTCGGGAAAACAGCCTTCCAATCATGGTTAATCCTTTGGTGGCTCTTAACTCACTATCCATGCAAGATCGCTGTGACAGCAAACACCGCCCACCAATTGAATGATGTGTTGTGGTCGGAAATAGATAAATGGCTTCGTAAATTACCAGAAGGGTTTAAGAGCCAACTAGAGATCAAATCGGATAAGATAGCCCTCAAAGGTGCTTCTGATAGCTTCTGCGTTGCTAGAACCAGTAGACGTGAGAATCCTGAAGCGTTGCAGGGCTTCCATTCTGAAAATATGTTGTTTATATGCGAAGAAGCGTCTGGAATACCTGACGTAGTGTTTCAGGTTGGTGAAGGATCACTTTCAACTGAAGGTGCAAAGATCGTCATGTGTGGAAACCCAACAAGGTCTGATGGGTACTTCTATGAGAGCTTTCATTCAATGCGTGACCGATGGTTTAATATGACTGTCAGTTGTGAAGAAGGCGATTATGTATCCGCAAGCTTCTTAGAGGATATGAAGTCCAAATATGGTGATGAAAGCAACATCTACAAAGTTCGTGTGTTGGGAGAATTTCCAACCCAATCCGATGACGTATTATTACCGCTTCATTTGGTGGAAAGTGCCACTAAAAGAGACATACAGCCAAGCCCAACGACACCTGTTGTTTGGGGATTAGACGTAGCCAGATATGGTTCGGATAGATCGGCATTGGCAAAGCGTAGAGGTCAGGAGTTGCTAGAGCCAATTAAAACATGGTCTGGCAAAGACTTAATGGAACTTGCGGGTATAATATTAACTGAATATGACGCTGTTAGATACAATGATAGACCACACGCCATTTATATTGATGCCATTGGTATTGGTGCAGGATTGGCTGACCGATTAAAAGAATTAGATATGCCCGCAGTTTCAATTTCAGTATCCGAGAGTGCTTCGTTAAAAGATAAATTTACCAGATTGCGTGATGAATTATTCTGGAATTGTCGTGAGTGGTTTGAGGGCAGGGATGTTAAAATC